CATACTCTGATAAACCTGAGTCTCAATCTCATCCAAGTTGACCAACATGCGCCGCTGATAATCGAACTTCGGGTAATCCCATGCCGCCTCCCGCAGATACTGGGTCCGAAACTCGCCGAGAATCTCCAACAGATCCTCGGCCTGGCGGCGGGACAACGTGACATCATTCTTGGGCGATCCTTCGACCTCATCGAATGAACGCCCAACTGGATCTATAACTTCCCCGCTGCATTTCTCGCATTCGTCACCGTCAGGATCATCTCTATGCTCCCATATGCTTCTAATTAACTCTTCCTCTGTGTATTGCTGTCTAACAAATAGAGCATCGCCAAACCATTCATTTACGGGGACATATTCTTCTAAATATAATCCATAACCTCCAAGAATAGACTTTATATCATCTAGAAGAGGCGTGTCTTTATATAGAGGCTTTTCTTGTACCTCCGTTATAACACACTTTACACTCCGCAGATGATTGCCCATCCCTATTAGGGCTGCACGCTCCGCCCCTTGTAGGTCCATACAAACCATGTCTGGTTTGATTCTGCAATCGCTTAGCCAATAGTCCAGCCTGATAGCTTTAACAGTTATAGATGTTTGATCATATTGCTCATATGGATATTCCGGGTTGGCCAAGAAGCACGAAGATGCTCCATCGTTGCCATTAACAACCGGGTGAAAAGTAATGTCACAATCATCATCCCAAACAGCCTTGTCGATAATACAAACGCGAGCATCGTCCTGTGTGTTGAACGTACATTCTTCAACAGCATCCGGGCGGCATTCAAAAGCAAAGACATCTGCATTGTAGTAATCGGCAAGAGCTAAAGCGTCCATGCCGTTGCGTGAACCAAGCTCAAGGATAACTGATATATCGTCAGCCTTGATGTGTCTAGTAAAAGCCTCGTTCAGGTAAGCACCAGTTGCCTCTGGGTGTATTTTCACAATCAGTCACCCTCCACAAAGACCCCGCAATTTGGACAGGAGTCCTCACATCTCTTCAGAAACTTGCGTCCAATATACCACCCGCAGGTCCAACAGCGCGCCAATTTTGGCTTTTTGTTGAGATTTTTTTTAGATGCTGGCCGAGCCATTATCTAAAAAGATCTAGAAAAAGATGGTATGTAAGCACAGTCCATCCGATGATTAGGGGCCACCTTAGCCAAGTTTTTAAACATGCAGCCAAAGCTTCTGACATTGATTGTGATCCAACAAAGTATGCGACAGCATCGACTAGTATAACTAGCCATATCAATAGAATCCAGCCGATTGTTCCGGCCGTCATAGCGCATACACCTCTGTTGTGGATTTAGCATTAAAGCTTACTCCGATTGTAAGTCAGTTTGACCTATATAGCGAATTGCGTAAATTAGTGTTTAACCTATCTGATAGGGAGGACTCTCATCGAAGAGGTCCAGACTGTTTAACTCCCGTCGAGTGTCTTTGTCTTTCTGCATCATGGAGTGACTGACGGCTGTGACGAACGGGCCTTGTCTCATCACAATCCAACTCTCGTCTACGATCCTATTACGGCCGGAAAGACCTAGATGTAGATCCATCAGGTCATGGCAAAACAAAGATTCATTATACTTGTGATCAGCATTGCCGTGTTCCTCACTGTACCAAGCAAGAGAATCACAAACATCTTCTTCAATATCAAATGTCAGATTGCCAATGACTGAATCCAAGTCAAGATAGTTATAAAGAACTTCGTAGTCAGGATTGATATTCATGATGGGTACCCACCAAGGCCCAATCCCATCCCATCGAACAAATACACCTCCCAGAGTACACTCTGGCACCGCAGCATGCCATATTTGTTTTGGATGAGTCTTGTAATCCCAAATAACTCTATCACGAGTTAGATGACTAGTAGCATATTTAGAATACGGCTCTATCTCTACATGACGGCCATACTGATGATTCGAAGTTCTCATGCCTGTTAAACAAGAAAACTCTTTACCACTGCTGTGGTCTATGTTCACAAAATTGTCTATTGTCATAATATTCTCCTTTTTGTTATTTTACCGGAATCGGTTCTGAGATCAGTCTACCAAGTAAAATGTTGTATGCCAACGTCACGCACTGAGGGACGGCTGAGTTGCCAAGAGATCGAAGCCTGTCCACCCGATAGGCAGCCCCATGAGAGTCTCCACGAACTGTGGGTTGAGGAGAACCTGACTCGTTCCATCTGTCCCACCCTTCTGTGTCGTCCCGTGCAGGAGGGAAGCATCCGTAAGAGTCATGCCAGCTTTGGACTTCCAGTGATCCCGTCTCCCTGTTTCCCGTCTTGAATGTGTTGACGCTGTGGCTGTCGGCCATAAGGCTGCTTGAGAAGGTAGATGGCTTTGCCTGTCTGCCCTTCTCTGCGCCCAATCCATATTTGGACCCACTTCCTTCCACATGTTCGCTGTTGGCGTAGCCCATTGCAATTGATCTAAGAGTGGCGACTCTTCTGGCCCACGGCCGGATGTCAATGTCTTCTCTATGGGCCAACAGGAATAACCTTTGTCTTTTATGGGGCGCTTGGGCATCACTTGCGTTGAACAATCCCCACTCCGCAGAGTACCCCATTTTGGCAAGATCGAAGAGAACTTCATAAAGGCCTCTTTCGACAAGTCCGGGTGTATTCTCGATAAAGATTTGGCACGGCCTGCAGTCCTGACTAATTCGATAAATGTGAGGCCAAAGCCATCTGTCGTCTGCCGTTCCTCCGTGTTTACCGGCATACGAAAAAGGCTGGCAGGGGATGCCTGCAGAGATGATGTCCACGCATCCACTCCAGTCTGTGCTGTTAAAGGTTGTGAGATCGTCCCAAATAGGCGCACGATCCAAGGTCTGTTCTTCCATCCTCGCCACAAGAATGGCCGCAGCGAAGGCATCCCTTTCGATGTAACCCACAGTGAGAGCTCCGAGTGCTGCTTGAAGTCCAAGGTCGATTGCTCCGATACCAGAGCAGGCAGATAGGTGTTTTGGGTGTAGATCCATTGACTCAACTGACATGAACCTGACTGACTGCTCCAATCTCCTGGAGCCTCATAGCCATCTTGGCTGCCGCCCTGTCCCATGTGTGAGTCCTCTGTAGCCCCATTCCGGCCGCTATTGTAAGACTTTTATAAGACTCATAGTTATCAGCTACGCTTTGCATCTTTTCTCTCAAGTCGTCTTGGTCTGGCTCCGCCCACTTGCCGCCATATTGGTATAAGCCATGCTGTCCGCCTCTATGCTGATGCGTATACTCCCACTTAAAGTTCAGGGGTATTGATTTATCTGCAAATTCTGTGCAGGCGGTTGCATTGGTGCATATGGTTGGAGTGCCGCATGCAATGGCTGTAAATGGAACCAGTCCCCAGCCTTCTCCTGAAGTTGGATAAACTAAACAATGAACGCTACGGTACAGTGCAGATATCTCCTCATCTGTGATCATCTCGTCAACGACTGTGACTTGGGGGTGGTTGTAGATACTCCCAAGGTTCTCACCGTTTTTAATGTTCCTAACTGAGCAGGCGCCGGAGGATTTTACGATTAAGTGATAGTCGCTATTGCCCTCAAACAAATCCATAAACGCATTATAGGCATATTGAGCATTCTTCCTTTCTGAAGGAGAGCCGAACGATAGAAAGGTAAACTTATCTGTTCGGGGTGCTTCATATGACATCCAGTATACTTCTGGGTCAACCCCCTGGTTAAAGTCTTTAATAGAATTGTTCACTTCTTGCTTCTCATACACGCCGCGTATGAACTTTGAAGATGTCCATATTTCATCCATTGAGTTCATATGAGGCACCCAGAATTCAGGAACAGTATCTGTTTCCCAGTATGTCATCCCGATGTTTATACCAGTACCTTTGATATATGTATTTGGTAAGCAGTGGTTAATGACAGGGGGGCCGCCAGTATCGACAGTAAACTCATAGATAAGATATTTAATAGCATCCTTCAACTCAGGAGCCAGGTCAGAAGGTATAATGCTATATATACCAAGCTTTTTTAAAGCTTCAGTGTATTTTGCAAATGCATATCCGTACCCCTCTTTGGGGACATACGTTGACGAATTCCAGTATACAGCCTGTTCGTTGGAGATTGCATCAAGAAGTTCTGGCTTTATTTTCATTTACGCAACCCTCCATTGGTTGCAATCATTATAGCAGCCGGGATGAGTCGTGCGGTACACTCTGAGAAGAAATGAGGAGGAGGGGGGTCGAACCCCTCAAGCGTGTCCCAAGGTAGGATAACTATATGGCCTGCTGCACTAACAAGCTGTTGCTCTGCACCGGCACTCCTCTTGGACATTATAAACTATTTTGTGTAAGAAAACAAAAAAAGGCCCCAAGCACAACTGACTAAACCTTGCGGTAGATAGTCAAGGGCTTGGGGCTTCAAATTCAGTATAACACTTCTGGGGTTAAAAATCAACCTATATGGGGAATACTAGATGTATAAACTTTTAATATTCCTTTCACTTCTGCTAGGTCTTCACGAACCTCTGCCATCTCATCCTGCAGCTTCCCTACCTGACGAAACAGATCACCTCTCCCATTTTTAATCCCTACATTGTTTAAATTATTCTTCCTTTGACGTATGTGTGCGACTACTATTGCACCTACATTGGCAACAATGATTGCCGATAAACCAAAGATACTATTTATATCCACAAAAACCCTCCATGCAGAAAGGCCTTTGTATACTCTAAAATATCACTTATCGGCACTGTCGCCCTCCAATAACTCTGGCTCTAGTTTACCGGACAATCGTTTAAAACCCAAATACCATGCCAGCTCAGGTCGTTCACCCATGAGACTCTCTGGCTAATCGTCATCATCAGTCTTCTCTCGTCTTCCATAAACCGGTAAAAGTATATCCTCAAAGACAATATATGCCTCCTCGGAAGAATAGTACAACCTAACATACGCCTTGCGACCGTCATAATCAAAAGCGGGGCAAGATTCATAGCCACAAACGTAAATTGCCTTGTAGTGGAATACGTCTTGATCTGAGTGAATCGCATTAACAAGCTGCAGAGATCTCTCACAAAGAGCACACTGCTTGTCGGGGTATGGAAAATCCTTCCTAACGTGACCCAACATAGGTCCGCCAGGTGAAGGGTGATGACTAATCGTTGAGTTCCTCATCATCTTCTTCTAAGCTGGATATAAGGTTTAAAATTCTCTCTAAATCTGTAGAGTCATCCACAGAATACCATTCTTTCATATTTTCTAAAGCATTGTCCTTTAAAGATTTCAATAAACCGCCTATCATGCAGTCCACACCGCCTATAGCCAATTCAAGCCCTGTGATCATCAATCTGAGATGTCCTACTGTCATAGGATAGTCATCCGCTGGAGAAGTCATATAAAAGACCGGAACCAAACCATCATTAGGCTCAGGCAGAAGCTTAACCGTTAGCGACATCTCACGAATGTCTGATATGTCTTGCCCTGTTGCTGGAATTATTTTCAATGTATCACTCCTTGCTAATTGCCGCCACTATAGGTGCAGCCAGCAAATATGCAGCATTGATCATTACCACTATACTAAAGTATCCTACCACAGTTCCGTTTATTTTAAAAGCAAACCACCACACACCGCCTACCATGAGGCTCCAGGAGAAATGGGCTATCGCTTGTCCAATGAGTTTTGTCATAGAAATCAGTATATCAGAAAAAAAATCTGTTCAGAGGTTGGAAGTTGGATTTCTTCGCGGTATCCTGTAATGGCGTGCCCAGCAATCTAGCATGCTAGTAACTAGTACTAGTAATACCTCTATATTTAAGATTACTTATATATAGATATATCTTAGCTAGCTAGTAGCTAGTAGCTAGTAACTAGTACTAGTAACTTAGATCTGAAAGAGGAAAGAACTTTATTTATTTGACACATCTGGAGAAGTAGAATAAACTTTATTTAAATAGTCTAGGAAGCAGCTAGTGCTGATTTGGGGTTATCCAGCTCTTTCTAAATTATCCAGCGGTTTTCTGATATACTGGTACCAACCTGATATTGAACTGGAGAAGTATGAAATATATAGCGCTTGCAGAATGTGATGATTGTCCATCTACTCCAGTGATAGATGAAGAATATATTTCAGTCTGTAGGATAGATGGTGAGTACCTAGGGATTACAAGGTGTCAATGGTGCAAGAGACCTATCCAGTATTGGATGCCTGAAGATGATGCTTTTGAACTTAGAGATATGGGAGTTGAGATTCTAGTATGGGTATGAAAACAGATATATCGTGGTTCACTCCTCAGTCTTTAGACTTTACAGGCTCTTCATGGAGGAGTGCTGGTTATACTGAGGTGTCATTGCAGATATTTAACGCTCTCCTCAAGAAGGATCAAAAAGTGTTATGGAATAGCACTGGGACTAAAGCTCATGTGAATTATTGCATACCCCTCTACTATCAGTTTCCTAGTGCTAAGGTTATTGGATATACCCCTTGGGAGTTCACTGTTATTCCTCCAGCTTGGATTGATAACCTGAACAAGTGCGATCAAATATGGACGACTTCTTCTTGGTGTGCGGATGCCTATAAAGCATGTAACTTAGATCCTCAAATAAGAGTCGTCCCTCATGGCATTTCTGATGAGTGGGCAATTGAGGAACGAGAGATTGGTGATAAGTTTTACTTTCTGCATGTAGGTGGAGATCTACCTAGAAAGAATGTAAGAATGGTCATTAAGGCCTTCTTGGAATTGTATGAAGGGGATAAGGACTATCATCTTATCTTGAAGGCCACTGACGCTATATCTAATCTCAAACTAGATCCTTCTTTTGATGAGGTTAAGAATCATCCGCAAATTACGATAATCACTCAGTTCCTTAGTGAAGACGACCTGATCTCCTTGTACCACCATAGTCACTGTATGCTATATCCGACTCAAGGCGAGGGGTTTGGATTGATTCCATTCCAGGCGATAGCTACTGGCATGCCAACTATCTGCACGAATCTAACAGGATGTACAGAGTATGCAGATTTGTCAATGCCTCTTAGGGCGGAGTTTGGTCAAGCATCCGCCTTGGATATTGATGAGCAGGGCTTGCCGTATGATGAAGAGATTCTTCTTGCTGTACCAGACTATAATCATCTTCTTGAGTTGATGAAAGAGACTACGGATAATTATCTTTCTGTCAAAGGGAAGGCGATGCGTGGAGCCAGATATTTGCATCAATTTCAGTCGTGGGATTTTGTCACAGATCGAATATTAGACTTTTTAGAGCTATAGTAAAATAAATTCTGCAAAGCCTTTGGGTTGGAATCGGCGCCGTGGTAGACTGGTGTTCCTGCACTAAACAAGCGTCCATCGAGATGCTGTAGTCGGCATTTTGAAGGAGGAAAAGTGGCCATTGTTAACGACACGATAGGTCGGGTTGATACCGACCAGATAGCTAATGAGACAAGCGGTGGAGATATAACTATCCCATCGTTTTTTAGAAAGGGTGGATATCAAGGTTATAAGATTTTCTTAGATCGGTACACACTGAAAGCCCCCAAGGGGGAGGTGTCTGTTGGTGATTTAGTCTTGGCAACTATTGCTGTTGACCCTAAGTGGCCGGTAAAAGAGATTGCTGTTGTTGATGAGATAGCTGATGACAGCAGGCTGGTGTCCATTACGACCTATCATGGTGTGTCATGCAAGGTTGATATTGATCTTATCATAAAGCCCTTAGAATTAGAAGTGGATGATGTTAAGAACCGCGTAGCTAAGGCTATGGCTGCTAATGAACTAGAGGTGGATATAGAGCATGTTGAGGATGCTTATCGTAGTATCCTGTTTGACTACTTTATCCCCGGTGGCCGCATTTTGGCTGGTGCCGGAGGTAAGCAGTTAACCCTTTCCAACTGTTTTGTTTTGCCTTGCCCTAAGGACTCAAGAGGAGGTATCTTCGATAGTGTTAAAGAAATGGCAGAAACTCATTCGAGAGGTGGAGGGGTGGGGATCAATCTGTCTTCTCTGCGTCCTAGGTATTCTCCTGTCATTGGTGTTAACGGCGTTTCTAGCGGCGCTGTGTCTTGGGGAAAGATGTATAACCTTTCTACAGGGCTTATTGAACAAGGAGGGTCGAGGCGTGGCGCCACGATGCTGATGATCAATGATTGGCATCCAGATGTAGAGGAGTTTATTACAGCAAAACATACAGCAGGCGAGTTTGAAAATGCAAACATGTCTGTCTGTGTCTCCGATACGTTTATGGAGGTCTTGGCGAATGACGGTGACTGGGATCTCGTATTCCCAGATACTCAAGACCCTGAGTACAATGAGCTTTGGGATGGCAATCTACACTACTGGAAAGATGTTCTTGGTAAAAAGGTAATTGTCTATAAGACATTGAAAGCTAGTGCTGTGTGGGGCGCCATAGTCTCGTCTGCGTGGGAGTCCGCTGAGCCCGGTATCCATTTTCTGGAGAGGTCTAATAAGATGAGCAACTCTTGGTACTTTGCTCCGCTGGTTGCAACTAATCCGTGCGCGGAAGAGGTTCTTGAAGCTTACGGTGTGTGTACTCTTGGCGCTCTTGATTTATCTAAGTTTGCATTGTCTTTGAATGGCTCTCCTGAGATGGACTGGGATACATTTCGCTATGTCATTCATAACGCTGTGCGCTTTTTGGATAGTGTAGTTGATATTAATGAGTATCATATTAAAGACATTGAAGAGAGTCATCTTGGTAACCGTAGAATCGGTCTTGGCGTCATGGGCGTTGGTGAGCTTTTAATAAAGATGAATCTACGGTACGGCTCTAAAGATAGTCTTATTTTCCTTGATGAACTGTTCAAGACCTTATCTGTAGAGGCGTATGGTGCCTCCATTGATTTGGCTAAGGAAAAAGGTTCGTTCCGCCTATTTAATGCAGATGCCTTTCTCGCATCTGGATACATGAAACGTATGCCCGGGGAGGTTCGTGAGAGAATCTCCAAACACGGGATTCGCAATGTCACGCTCCTCACGGTGGCCCCTACAGGAACTACTGGGACAATGATGGGAACATCGACAGGTATTGAGCCGTACTTCGGCTGGAAGTATACACGCACCTCTCGTCTAGGGACTGAGGTTGAAACCGTTCCGGTTATTAAGGATATGGGGCTTGATATAAATGATCTCCCCGACTGTTGTGTAACAGCAATGGATCTACTGCCAGAGCAGCATCTGGCAGTTCAGGCGACAGCTCAGAGGTGGGTTGATGCCGCTATTAGTAAAACGATAAATTGTCGATCTGATATTTCTGTTGAGAGTGTTGACAAACTGTATCGTTTGGCTCATGAACTTGGGTGCAAGGGTGTTACGATTTATCGTGATGGCTCACGCAATGAGCAAGTGCTTAATAACGTTGGTGTTGAGCAGTTGCAATTGAACTTGGATGATGGCGCTGATGAAGAGCTGGCGTGCCGCATTGATAGTTCTGATTGTAAAACATGTGCCCTATAAGGTATGAACAATAACCCCAGTTGGCGGTCATATTGGTATGAAAACAGAGAAGGAGATATGGAAGAGTTGGAAATGTATGTTGACATTTCTCCTCCGCCAACTCTCAACGTACACAGTATGCACGGAAATATAGAGACCTTCTTTCTCATTGAGAACGAATCTGACCTATCTTCGGAATAATTTGACCGATATGTTGGGTTTTTGGTACACTCTGTGGTAGTATTTATACCATGAGTGATCAATTCATGAAGAACAAGAGCAACGTGTACGTTCCCCAGTCGGCCTTTGGCGTTTGTTTCTGGAGGATGCCTGATGGTGGCATGATCTCTGATTCTGATGGCAATTATATGTGCGCTGAGGGGATGATTAGTGATCCGCTGGTTGAAAAACACATGCGTGAGGCTGCGAAATACTGGACAGGCTCTAGCGATGGAGAGCCGGTCTGGAAGGACGGAACGAGAAAGGTATCGCAGGAAGAGTTGGATCTGCAGGGAGAACGTCTAGAGGCAGGTTTGATTCCCGATCCATATGAAGATACTCTCAATGCTCTATCTCTTAGGAAGGGGCGATGACCGTAGATATGAATAAGACCTCTTTTGTTGAAGACTCTGCACTGGATAATGAAGTTGATGACATTAGCTATACCAAGACTGCCACTCAGTTAATTGTAACTGATCCTTTTAAAAAGATTGATAAGTCTAGGCAGTCGGCTAAGATGAAAAGTCGATATACGAGGCTTGAGAAGGCTGCTAGAAAAAACACTGGCAAGGATGGATCTTCTTCTAAGAGCTTGCCGGACGGTGGACCCGATGGCTATGCCTTGTATGACGTTATTGAGCCACCGCACGATATGGACATACTAGCGGATCTTTATGAGGCCAATACAACCCATTTTGCCGCCATTAACGCCAGGGTCGCTAATACAGTTGCTCTTGGCCACATGTTCGTGGACTCAGATAAGACTAAGCGTCGTATTGAGCGAGCTGATACCCCAAACAAGAAGACAAAACTGCGTCAAGAGTTGGTCAGGGAGCGGAAGAAACTGGACAGGCTTCTGGATGAATCAAATGTAGATGATACCTTTGTAGAGACTATGATTAAAGCTTGGACTGATTATCTGGCTATTGGAAACTGTTACTTAGAAATAGGCAGAACAAACTCTGGCAAGATTGGATACATTGGGCACATTCCGGCTGTCAATGTTAGGGTTCGCCGTAGTCGTGATGGCTATGTTCAAATCTCTCGTCATGGCAAAAACCAGGCGGTCTTTTTTAGGAATTTTCAAGATTTAGAAGCGTCTGACCCAATCAATGGCGATAGACGCCCAAATGAAATTATTCATTTCAAATCGTATTCTCCAACAACTAATTATTATGGCGTACCTTCTGCTGTTACTGCCATTGGTGCTATTCTGGGAGATAAGTACGCTAAGAATTATAATATTGATTATTTTGAGAATAAAGCCATTCCTAGATACGCTATCGTTTTGAAAGGCGCTAAGCTTAGCAATAAGTCCAAGCAAGAGCTTGTGAACTATTTTAGGACAGAGGTCAAAGGGCGCCATCATGGCACTCTCATTGTACCTTTGCCTGCATCTCTTGGCGGGGATGTGGATATTAGATTTGAAAAGCTAGAGAGCAATATCCAGGATGCCTCGTTTGATAAGTACAGGAAGTCCAACAGGGATGAAATCCTTGTTGCTAATCGTGTTCCCGCCCCTAAGGTCGGTGTTTATGACAATGCCAACTTGGCGGTTTCAAGGGATGCTGATAAGACATTTAAAGTTCAGGTAGTTGGTCCTGATCAAAAGATCATAGAAAAGAAAATAAATGCAATTGTAAAAGAATTTACTGATCTTCTCAAATTCAAGTTTGAGCAGATAGACCTCGTTGATGAAGATGTGCAGTCCAAGATTCGTGAACGCTATCTTCGTACTGAGGTCATGTCACCAAATGAGGTTCGTAATAACCTTGGATTGCCCGACAGGGATGAAGGTGATGAGGTGTTGCCATATCCTAGCAACATTAGGCTCATGGAGCTTGAGATGCAGACTGGTGTAAACCCGTTTACAGGTGAAGATATGGTAGATAAGACCCCAAGTAAGCCAGAGGGCGCCCCGGAGGGAAATGACAATGCTCAAGTCCCTCCTCGCGGTAGCGACTCTGCGAACCCGGAATCTGCAAATGAGCGTGGGTCTGCTCAGGATTCCAACGGGGTTCGGGAACAAAAATAATAGGAGGATGGTATGTACGGAACAAGCACTATATTGTATTCCAGTACCGGTGTTACTAGCGCCACTGGCGTAGTGTCGATTAATCATCACACTGATGCAATCTATTTCTACAACACGCATGCGTCTACTGACGCTAGCATACAGCTAAATGGTAACAGGTCTATCCTGATTCCTGCGGGTAGTAAGGAATATGTCTGCGTCCCTGGCGATTATACGAAGTTTGAAGTAACAACTGCATCAGTAACTATTGCAGTTTACGCTATTGGCTAATTGATATTTAGTCAATTTTATGGTATGTTGGTACTGTGACTTCGCAAGGAGGAAAATATGCATGACTATGATCTGCAATTAAGCTTCCCGATCTCTTTCATTAAGAAAGAAGAACGGGTGGTTGTGGGTATTGCTACGTCTGACAATATTGATAAGTCAGGTGACGTAGTTGATTTTCAGGCCTCGGTGAGTGCCTTTGGGAATTGGCAAGGCAATATTCGTGAAATGCACCAGCCTCTAGCGGTAGGAAAAGCTGTTGGGTATCGCTCGGTCGATATCAACCATGAAGGACAGAACTTTAAGGGGATAGAAGTATCCGCTTACATTTCTAAGGGAGCCGAAGACACTTGGCAGAAGGTACTAGACGGAACTCTAAGTGCCTTCTCGATTGGTGGTCGCATTATGGAGCGTGTTGAAGATGAACACAGAATGTTCCGTGGCCAGCCAGTAAGCGTTGTCACTGAGTATGAACTTGGTGAACTAAGTCTGGTTGATAATCCAGCTAACCCTGCAGCAAATATAACGCTAGTAAAGGCAGATGACGCTGGACTTGTCTATGCGTTGGATGTGGAAGAAGTGGAGTGTAATAAGTCGGGAGATTCTGTTGTATGTATCACTTCTAGTGGCACAACTGCCGGAAATGTAACTACATACTCTAACTCTTCTAATTACACTGTGGTCGATGGTGGCTGTAATGTTACGAAAAACTTGCAATATAAGGAAAGTTCTGGTAATATCCTGAATATGGACAACACAGATAATGTGGTTGTATCTGACGTAGATGCATCTGAAGATGCAGTTGCTGAAGATACAGCGACGAATGTATTGGAATCAGCTATATCGGAAGATATATCTGACAGAATCTCACTTCTTCGCAGATTCTTGACATGGCTTACTGATGCCTCTGATGAGGAATTGGGGGGTCTTGTTGATTCTACTGACGAGGGTGTGGAAAAGTCCGCTGAGGCACAAGATGAAATTGAGCTTGTAGCTGACGATATCAATGATGAAGGAGAAGATATGAACATTGAAGAACTCACAGCAACTCTTTCTGCTGTCATTGATGAGAAGCTTGCTGACTTTGCCAAGGCCTCGAAGGAAGATATCGAGACTGCGGTTGAAGGAAGGCTTGCTTCTGCTATTGAGACAGTAGTGGAGAAGCATGAAGATCTTGTAAGCAAGATCGAAGAAACAAACAAAGAAGTCGCTGAGCGTGTAGATGGGATCAACGAACGTGTTGAGACTGTTGAAGATGCGGGCGCAATTAAAAAGAGTGTCGATGAGACTGAAGTTGAAGAGGACGAGGCAATCGCTAAGGTTGCTGAAGAGGACGAGGAGACTTCCATTTGGAACAACCTCTACCTACCTCAAGAGCTGATTAAGTCTCTGGGATACAAGTCATAGGGAGGAAATATACAATGGCTAATGAAGACCTTCTACAAAAGGCAAATGAAGTAACAACTAGCGTTGTTGGAAATTCCGGTGGCGGCATTCTTAAGCCCGCTCAGGCCAATCGCTTCCTTGATTTCGTTGTCGATCAGTCTGTTCTATTGCAGCAGTCTCGGGTTGTGCGCATGCGCAGCGACTCGATGGAGATTGACAAGGTATCAGTAGGAACTAGGTTGCTTGCAAAGGCTACTGAGGCTACCGACACTGGAGCAAACGCAGCGGTGACCTTTTCTAAGGTTGCTTTGACGACTGTCAAGCTTAGGCTTGATTGGGAAGTCAGCACTGAGTCCCTTGAGGACAATATTGAAGGTGATTCTCTTGAGGATCACATCGCTCAGGTCATGGCGCGACAAACGTCGAATGACATGGACGATCTACTTATCAATGGTGATACAACTAGTAGCAATACGCTGCTCAAGGCCCTAGATGGCTTTGTGAAGCTTGCTAAGGCTAGTGGTACTGTTGTAGACGAGGCCGGTGACAATGTAAGTCGCTCGGTCTTTGATCGTATTCTTAGGAACATTCCTAACAAGTACCTACAGCGTCGTAATGAGCTTCGGCTCTTTACTGGCCCAGGTGTTGTACAGGATACAATCTGGTCACTACAGAACCCTAACTCTGCCACCTCTGCAACCGCAGGCGCACCGTCGCCCGGTTCAACATATGGTGACAGACTGCTAGATGGCGCTGCAGGCGCAAATGGTGGTCCCGGTTCAACCGGTTTGGCACCATTTGGTATTCCCCTAATTGAGGTGCCTCTCTATCCAGAGACGGTAACCGGGGATTACAGCGGTGCTTCTGGTAACCACGGTTACATTGCGCTAACCTTCCCCAACAACCATGTTGTGGGTATTCAGCGAGAGATCACGCTTTACCGTGAATTCAAGCCGAAGAAGGACACGATTGAGTTTACTCAATTCAACCGTGTGGCTGCAAACATCGAAAACGCAGATTCTTACGTAATCGCTAAGAACGTAGCAATCCGCGCAGTCTAAGTAAGTTTTAGTTAATATCTAAGACTGGAGAACCCTCGGGAGGCTTGACTTCTCGGGGGTTCTCTTGTGTTGCTATTGATCCGGTATTATGGTAGAATCCTTATATGATTAACGATGATGTAGTAATTACTGAAAACATTAATAACCCAGAGATTGAGGGCGAGAAGCCTAAGCCTAAACCTAAGGCGGCAGCCAAAAAGCCTGCTGTCAAGAAGGCGCCAGCTAGCAAGGCTGCTGCTAAGAAGGATGATCGTGTAATGTTGTTTATGCGTCACGGAGCAGGCTATGCTGTGGGGGATGTGAAGTTTCTTAGTTCTCATCCATATCAGTTGGTTGATAGTGAGACGGCGAAGCAACTCCTTCAGACGGAACAGTTTGAAGAAGCTGATGCTGAAGCTGTAAAAGAATTTTATGGAGAGTAGAAATGGCTGGTTTATCAAACTATCTTGAAGATAAACTTATAAATCATGTTTTAAGAAATACGTCATATACGCCCGCTACTGCGGTGTATCTGGCTTTATTTACAAGCAATCCTACTGACGCTGATACTGGTAGTGAAGTAAGTGGCGGTAGTTATGCACGACAATCGGTTGCCTTTAGTGCGTCATCAAGTGGAAGTTCTTCTAACTCATCCAGTGTGTCCTTCGCTAGCATGCCAGCTGCGACAATTACACATGTTGGAGTGTATGATCTATCTTCTGGTGGTAACTTGTTGTTTCATGGAGCGCTGTCTGCGTCCACTGCCGTTGCTTCTGGAGATACGTTTACCATACAGGCAAACGATCTTCAAATTAGCCTCGCTTAGTTGGATAAAAAAACGGCGTAATGGTATAATCAAGGTATGGCATTTAGTTACAACCTCACCATTAACCAGGGTGAGACCTTTTCTAAAGATTTTACGTACACGGCGGGCGGCAATGCTGTTGACCTGAGTAGTCACACTGCGCGTATGCAAGTGAGGACTAGTTATGATGCTGCCACTACGTTGGTAAGCTTAACCAGTGGTGCTGGTGATATAGCCTTGACGGCTGCCGGTGTTATAACTGTCACCATCTCTGCAACGGCTACTGCAGCGCTCGCTGCCCCTAATAATGGGGTTTATGATTTAGAGATCATAGGTACTGATAGTACTGTAACTAGATTGCTTCAAGGTAATGTAAGTATTACACCTGAGGTAACAAAGTAATGGGTACTACTTTAGTAGTAAATGAGACTGCGCAGACGATCAAGGTAGTTGCTGATGATCGTGTTCTTTTAGAAGATACAGCTCCCGGCGAAGTTCTTACGGTAGCAACCACTGGTCCTCAAGGACCTACTGGTTCTGCTGCAACATTGTCTGTTGGTTCGGTAACAACCGTAGCCAATGGTGTGGGGAGTAGCGTGTCTAATTCGGGCACATTGACGGCAGCCGTTCTGGATTTTATTCTAGAGGCTGGCCCGGCTGTGAACGCTACTGTTGTTCATACTCAGTCATCGTCTGCGTCTACGTGGACTGTTAACCATAATTTGGGGAGATACCCCTCAGTAGACGTCATAGACTCTGCTGGAACGCAGGTAATCGGAGATGTTCAACATACGTCTGTAAATCAGGCTGTATTGACTTTTGATAATCCTTTTGCCGGTAAAGCTATTATAATTTAGGAGGAAAAATGGCTAAAAAGTTTCTGGTCCCTATTGATCTACAATCATATATTGACCTTAATAAAAACGAGCTACGTAATTCTGTAATACAGAATCTAGCTACAGCCCCCTCTGCACCGTCCAACGGCCAGATTTACTATGACACTAGTGATGACAAGCTCTATGTTCGTGCTGCTGGAGGATGGGTTTATATAAACCGCAATACTGCCACTACGTCTGTAGATGGCTTGATGTCTTCAACTGATAAGACAAAACTTGATGGTGTTGAAACTAGCGCCGATGTCACAGATGCAACGAATGTTGATACTGCTGGCGCTGTTATGGAGGGTGATTTCAATGCTGGTACATTCTTGTATGCTGCTGTCGATAACACTCCCGCTGTCAAGACTGCTGCTGAAGTCCTAACCATTCTTGGTGTGGAGACTGCTGCTACTGCTGATCAAACAGCGAGTGAAATTTTAACATTGCTACTCACTGTGGATGGCGCTACTAGCGCTCTAGATGCTGACAAGTTGGACGGACAGGAAGGTACATACTATCTCGCTAGAGCTAACCATACTGGTTCTCAAACGGCTAGTACGATTTCTGACTTTGACACGCAGGTGCAAACGAGTCGTCTAGATCAGATGGCTGCACCGACTGCCTCTGTGTCAATGAATTCACAGAGAGTAACTAGTGTTAGTACGCCGACATCTGATAACGATGCTGCTACTAAGGCTTATGTTGATGCGACAAAGGCGGGCTTGAATGTTAAAGAGCCTGTACGTGTTGCGACTACTGCCAGTCTTGCTATAGCCACTGATCTGCAAAATGCAGATACTGTTGATGGTGTAACACTGGCTACAGGCGATAGGGTGTTGGTCAAGAATCAGACAACTGGTTCTGAAAATGGCATCTATGTTGTAGTTGCCTCCGGAGCGGCAGGTCGATCTACTGATTTTGACGCTTCTAGTGAAGCTATAGGTGGTGCTTTTGTTTGGATTAATGAGGGTAGTACACAGGCTGATACTCAGTATGTTGTAACGACCAATGATCCAATTACTCTTGGAACTACATCCATTACATGGACTAAGTTCTCATCTGTTTCTGGCGTGGTTGCTGGTGATGGTCTTTCAAAGACTGGTGCTACAATTTCTGTCAACCTGGATACCAATCCTGGTTTGTCGGTAAGCGCTAGCGGCTTAACAGTTGCTACTGGTCTGGCTGGAGCGGGGCTTACGCTAACAAGCGGTGCCTTGAGTGTTGATGATGTCGATCTAGCATCGGCTGTTACTGGAACACTTCCAATTGCTAATGGCGGTACTGGTGCTACAACTAGCGCTGGTGTAAAGACTGCTCTTGGCTATATGACTCGCTATGCTGCTACATTGACTGGTGATTCTACAACGACTTCGTTTACTGTGACACACAGTCTTGGTACTAAGTCAGTTACAGTAGCTGTGTATGAGTCTGCTTCTCCATATGCTGAAGTTGAGACAGACGTAAAGCATACCACAACAAGTGCCGTTACTGTTGCTTTCGGATCGGCTCCCGCTACGGGAACAGATTACGAAGTCGTAGTCATCGGTTAAGAAATGCGGGATTCCTGAGGGGATCTGCTATAATAATATAGGACGGTTGAGGTCGTGGCTAAATCTTTTAAGACAGTTATATCCATTGATGACGCAAGCTCTGCTGCGTCTGAAGCCCTACGTACCCGTGTCTCTGGAGATACACAATCGCGTATTTCCATTGATGCCGGTGGTAAGCTTACGTGGGGCTCTGGGGCTGCCACGGGGGATGTAACTCTGTATCGCTCTGCTGCTGACATCTTGAAGACTGATGACGTCCTTCAAGCAGCGGGCGGTGTTGTGACTTTAACAACTGCTGGCGTCCCCTCTGCTTCTATTGCTGATGGGGCAATGGCTGTTGACACGACTAACAATGTTTTCTATTTCCGTTCTGGTTCTGCATGGCAGCAGGTATCTGGTGGTGGCGCTAGCGTCACAGTCGCTGACACTGCCCCAAGCAGCCCCAGCGACGGGGATATGTGGTTTGAGTCTGACACAGGGAACACTTTGGTGTATTATACTGATGCTGACTCGGCTCAGTGGGTTGAGATTGGACACACTCCTGACTCATCTCATGAGTTTTTCATTAGTATGGATGGCGGGGTCCCTGATAGCAACTATGGTGGTATCAGCACTGTTGATGGGGGTGTTGTTTAATGGCAACTAACTTCCCATCTTCTCCGGCGCTGAATGACACTTGGTCTGTTGGCAATACGATTTGGTTCTGGAATGGAACCTATTGGGAGCTTCAGGCGAACACAACTAAGTTCTCCTCTAGTGATAATGCTCCTGCTAATACCGTGGAGGGTGACTTCTGGTTTGAGTCTGATACGGGTAAGCTTTTTGTTAGGTATGACTCTGCGTGGATAGAAGTTGGTCACGCTTCAGATGGACAGTCATTCCAGGTAGGAGACACTCTTCCTGCATCTGGAACAAATGGGGATATATGGTTTGAATCTGACACAGGAAAAACTTTTATATATTATATTGATGCTAACTCTAGCCAGTGGCTGGAGATAGGTCATGCTTCTGACGGGCAATCTTTTATTGTTGGTGATACTGTCCCTTCTTCCGCTAGTACTGGTGATATTTGGTTTGAGTCTGATAGTGGCGGGGCGTTTATTAGATACGATAGTACATGGGTAGAGTTGGGCCATTCTGTGAGCGGGGTCAATGTTAATATTGATGGTGGCAAATCTGGTACCAACTATGGCGGTATAACTGCTCTCGATGGAGGTTCTTCATAATGGCTATTAGCTTCCCCTTGTCTCCCAACACTGGCGATATACATCAGGTGGCTGATCGTGTATGGCAATGGGATGGCGAGAAATGGAAGGCCACAGGGACTACATCTAGTTCATCTGTAGGCGCCACGGTGGTATTTGAAGGCGCAACAGCGGATGCGTATGAGACTACGTTGACGGTGGTTGATCCTACTGCTGATAGGACGGTTACGATTCAGAATGCGGATGGGACGCTGGCTTTTACTTCTGACGTACCTGCGGTGGTGCCTGTGGATGATGAGAATACCGTTCTTGCCGGTCAGGTGTTCTAGGTATGTCTAGGTTTGATGGAAGATGGTTTCCAAGTAGTAAGACCTCAGATTGGGCTACCGGCAAGTTTGGTACTCCGGGTTGGTCTCCTGCACCTCCTACTAGTGTAACACCAACAGAGGGTGATGAACAGGTTGCTTTGTCATGGACTGCAGGATATGCAAACGGTTCAGATATTACTGGATATAAAGTAGAAAAGAATGACGGTTCTTGGTCTACTGTAACATCCGACACAGGAAGTGATGCTACTTCTTATACTGCTACTGGCCTTACAAATGGAACAGGTTACACTTTTCGTGTTACTGCCATAAATGCTGTAGGAGTTGGTGAAGAGGCTTCTTCAGCCAGTTCTTCTAAAATACCACGGGGTGTGCCGGGAGCGCCAGGAACTCTGTCGTTGGCTGAAGGCAGCCCCGGCCACACGGATATTGATCTGTCGTGGTCAGCTGGATCGACTAACGGTGCCGCTATTACCGGATATAAAATCCAAAGATCTACTGATGGTTCCTCTTGGTCAAACGTTGTTGCCGATACAGGCAGTACGGGTACTACATATACTAATACAGGTTTGACTGGATCAACTACATATCATTATAGAGTGGCAGCAATCAATGTAGCTGGCGCTGGTAGTTACGGTAATGCTCCAAGTCGTACTACTAGTGCTCCGATTATGGCATACAGCACAACTGGTTCTCCAACGCTTACAACTTATTCAGGATACAAGTCTCTTACTTGGACAGGTTCTGGGTCGGTTACATTTACTGGAAATCCCAACAGTGCTACGCTTGAAATTCTTACTATTGCTGGTGGAGGCGGTGGTGCATGTTCCAACTCTAGTGGTGGAGGCGGTGGTGGTGCGGGTGGTATGAAGACGTTTACTTCTCAAAGTATTAGTCTTAATAGTGCTTATACTGTTACTGTTGGGGCAGCGGGTGCTGGCTTAACAAGTCCTACTGGAAAAGGTGGCAATGGGAGCAGCACTCAGTTTGGATCATTGGAGACAATGGTAGGTGGAGGTGGAGGCGCACCTACTGTTGGGTATGGCAGCGCTGGCGCAGGTAACAGTGGAGGTTCCGGTGGTGGCGGTGGTGGAGCTAACAACTACGGCGGCGGGCCGGGAACGGCAGGTCAGGGTACTGAGGGTGGGAATGGCAATTATTCATGGCAAACTTACAACTGCGGTGGTGGTGGCGGCAAGGGTTACCGGGGCGCTTACGCATCGAACAGCTTCTGGTCTGGTGGTATCGGAGCGTCTAACAACTACAAGACAGGCTCTAATATCGACTACGCTGGCGGTGGCGGTGCTGGTGGCGGCAATAGCAGCGCTGATAATATCAAGGTGATGGGTGGTGGCGACTGGGGTGGTGGAACTTCTTCTTCTGGAACAGGAAATCCCGGTGATGACAACCAGTCCTATGGCGCTGGTAATGGTGGTGGAGCTTCTTCTCATGGAGGCGATGGAGGAAGTAATACTGGTGGCGGTGGTGGCGGTAATGGTAATGGTAGTCAATATGATGCTGGAAATGGCGGATCTGGAATTGTAGTTATCCGTTGGGCGACTTAGGAGAATCATGGCTCATTTTGCTGAAATAGACGAGAATGATATTGTTTTAAGAATCATTGTGGTATCTAATGATGAGATTCTTGATGAAGAGGGTGTCGAGACTGAATCTATCGGGCAGCAATTTTGTACTGATCTTTTAGGTGGCACTTGGGTTCAGTGTTCGTATAATAGCAATATACGAGGTCGCTATGCTAGGATTGGTGATACTTATGATTCTGATTTAGATTTATTTATTTTGCCAAAACCATTTCCTTCGTGGACTCTCGCTGAGGATACGGGAGGCTGGGAGCCGCCTACGCCTTATATCGTTGGTTATATTTGGGACGAAGATACTTTGTCGTGGGTTAAACCAGATGCTCCGTTTGCTTCTTGGGAGTGGAATGATCTTCGCTGGATAGCACCGGTTGATTATCCAGACGATGGGTTGGCATACAACTGGGACGAAGATAGTCTTTCGTGGGTTGAGGTAGAATAAACAAATAAGTGATATAATGGAGACACGATGGCGACATATTCTAAACAATATTTAACAGGTGGTGCCGCTGATGGTACCGGAATTAAATTAGATATCGATTCTGGAGCGTATACTACTATCCATACGTCTAGCGCAGGTCAGGCTGGTCACATAGATGAGATTTGGTTGTATGGATCCAACACCCACACTTCAGATATCAAAGTGACTTTACAATTTGGTGGGTCGGATGATCCTGATGACATTATTGAGATAACTGTAGGCGCAGAGGCGGGGCTAGTGTTGTTGGTCCCTGGGCTTGTCCTTAAGGGTAATGGATTGGTGTTGAAGGGTGCTGCTGCGGTAGCGTCTAAAGTTACGGTGTTTGGGTACATCAATAGAATTTCATAGGAGATAACAATGGCAATAGATTTTCCAAACAGTCCCACAACCGGCGATATTCATACCGTTAGTGGTCGGCAATGGAGTTGGGACGGTGAGAAATGGAATGCTTATGGCGCTTCGTTGGCTCCTGATGTTTTAAAAGTAGATTCTGGGAATAACCGGGTTGGAATAAATCAAACAACCCCCATTTATTCATTGGACGTAACAGGGACTGCACGTATCACTGGAGACTTGACGGTTCAAGGGACTACTACCACTATTGACTCCGCCACTATTGCGGTTAAAGATTCATTTGTATTTGAAGGAGCGACAGCTGACGCTTATGAAACTACTCTAACTGTTACTGACCCTACTGCTGATAGAACTGTAACTATTCCTGATAGCACCGGCACTATGGCGCTTACTTCTGATATCCCCACTGTTGCTGGCGTATACCTGCCCCTGGCTGGCGGAACATTGAGTGGTGCAGTCAATGTCGCTGATCAAACGATGCAGCGGCCGGTGATGAAGGATTATGGAGAAACATTATCAACCAACGTAACTTCTGGTGCTGCTGCTACACTAGACTTAGTGAATGGCAATGTCTTTGATTTAACATTGACCGCGAATTGTACGATCACACTATCAAACCCCCCTGCCTCTGGCACGGCTGGTTCTTTTACTCTGATCGCACGACAGGATGGCACTGGCTCACGCATTATCACATGGCCCGTAAGTGTGAAGTGGGCCGGTGGAACGGCGCCTACGCTGACTACCACAGCGAGCGCCGTTGACATCCTGACTTTCTCCACTGTAGATGGCGGATCTAATTGGTTTGGCTTTTCTGCCGGTTTGGAAATGAGCTAATGCCTTTAGGTATGGCTAAGTCTGCAGTTATGGCAGCAGCCGGTGGCGGTGCTGCTGGGTTGACGGCGTTCGGTGGGATCATCACTCAGTACACGGATTCTGGTACGACGTATCGTGTCCATACGTTCCGTGGTTCAGGCAAGTTCTTCGTGTCTGCTGGGACGGCTGATGTGGATTATCTGATCGTCGCAGGCGGGAGTGCTGGTGCCGTAGGGGGTGGCGGTGCTGGCGGCATGCAGACAGGCACGGGTTACGCCGTGTCCGCTGGCACCTACACAGTCACCGTCGGTGCAGGTGCGGCCACCAATACCGCTATTGGCAACACGGGAGCGTCTGGTTCCAACTCTGTGGCCTTGGGGACCACTTCTACGGGTGGCGGTGGCGGGGCTGGTGGCACCTCGGGACAGAACGGTGCTGCTGGCGGTTCGGGTGGTGGAAAGTATGGAGGCCACACCGCAGGGGCAGGGACCGCAGGGCAAGGCAACGATGGCGGTAGTTCAAGCGGGGTAGGCGGTGGCGGCGGCAAGGGCGAAGAGGGCGACACCGACGCTGCTGGTTATGGCGGTGATGGGGCTACGGGCTATGGAATAACGGCGACAACGCCGATCTACGCAGGCGGCGGCGGCTCTGGCGGTTACACGGGCCTTGGTGGCGAGTTCGGAACGGGCGGCGACGGCGGTGGCGGTTCTGGTTCCTCTGGGAACAATGGCAGCGGCGGTGTACCCAATACGGGTAGCGGTGGTGCGGGTGGTCAAAACAGCCCGACGCTCAAGGATGGCGGCGCAGGCGGTGCGGGCATTGTCATCATCCGATACGCGGTGGCCGCATAATGGCTGACAGACGATCAACGCGCTCCGCATTTCTTCGTGGCAACCTCGCAATCATACCGCTACAAGATGGAACAGAATCTATTACTGACAGTTGCCATTTCG